TGATATGGGAAGGTGTGCAGCTCGCTGAAGCGCAGGTTAATCTGGTCAGGCAGTTCGCACCTGAAGTTGAATTGGTAATCATTCCCGGAAACCATGACGAGCAGTCCCGACTGAGCCTGCACCTGTACCTGCTAGGGATGTTCAAGGACTTGGACGACGTAATCGTTACCCCTGACTTCAAGTACCGGCAATACCGGGGGTACGGCCATAACGCGCTGGGCTTTGAGCACGGGGACGGAGTTAAGTACAACATGCTTAACGAAGTGTTCATTAACGAGGCAGACCACTTACTGTCCGGTACTAAGGGCAGGCGTTACTTCTTCACCGGCCACCTGCACCATGAAGAAGTTAAGGATAAGTATGGTATAGTAAGGTACCAGTGCGCTTCGTTATCAAGCGCAGACAGGTGGCACGTTAAGAACGGCTACGTAGGAAGTAGGCAAGGTCTTAACAGCTATGTTATCGACTACCACCACGGCTGTACGTGGACAGGATTCCACCCCATCGGAGCAAGCTTATGACTGTAATTAAGAAGGTGCGCGACAAGGTAGACGGTAAGATAGCCAGACCCGCACCTATTTCCATCACTACGACCAGTGACGCATACGCACGTGCGTCTGACATAGAGTTTGACCCCTTTTCATCACACGGCGGCGGCACTCACAGCTGGATTAAAGGCATCACTGAGTTTAACCGGCAGGACAGACGTGCGGACATAGCGCTGTACGATGAGATGGACTCCAATAGCAGCGAGATAAATACTGCGTTAGACATTTTTGCTGACAACATTACGCAGGTTGACGGGTCTAAGGACTCAGTTGTTCGAGGCGGCGGTGACATCGTTGAGTTCGTTACTGACAACGACGCGCTACGTGACTTGCTGCTGGAAGTACGTGACCGCCTGAAGATAAATCAACGGGCATGGGGCTATGCCCGAGACTTGGTTAAGAACGGTGAAGTGTTCGAGGAAATTGTTGTAAGAGAAGACCTTACCGTTGACCGCCTGAAAACACTACCCACCGCACGTATGTTCCGAAACGAGGACGACTACGGTCTACTTAAGCCTAAGTCTGCTTACGTGCAGATGGACAGCCAGTACCTCAAGCCCGTGGCAGTGTTCGAGGACTGGGAAGTTCTACACACCCGCCTACTGCGCCGTAACGAAGACCCGTATGGTACGAGCATCCTTAAAGGTGCCCGTAGGGTATACAAACAGTTGCAGATGATGGAAGATGCGATGGTAATGGCTCGACTTACCCGCGCATCGTCCAGACTGGTCTATTACGTGGACATGGGTAACTTGCCTCCGGTAGTTGCGCAGGAGCAGCTGGAAAAAGTCAAGTCCATGCACCGTCGCCGCAGGTTAATAGGCCGTGACGGTCAACTCAGGGACGATGCTAACCCTATGACTGCTGAGGAAGATATCTTCATGGCGGTACAGTCTAACGGTAAAGGCCGTGTCGAACAGCTTTACGGAGACCTCAACATCTCCAACATCGGAGATATCGAGTTCTTCCAGAACAAGCTGTTCGGTATCCTGAAGGTGCCCAAGTCTTACGCCGGTGTCGAACGGGATATCAGTAATAAGTCGTCACTCACGATGCAGGATATTCAGTTCGCTCGTACTATCCGTCGCGTCCAGACGGCTATGCGGTACGCATACAACCAGCTGTTTGACACTGCAATCCTGCTGGAAGGCGACCGTATCGAACCGGACGCTCGCTACTCCATCACCATGCCCGGAATGCAGACACTTGACGAACTTCGTGAATGGGAGATGCTGCGTATTCAGGGTGAGGTTGCGCGTATATGGACTCAAGAACTGTACCTTGAGCCACGTGCAGTTTACGAACTGCTGCTGGGCTTCACTAAGGAACAGGCTGAAAAGATGTACATAGGCATGGAGTCCGACTTCGCTAAAGCTGAGAAGAACGTAAACGCTGCCAAGGCGTTCCGCGCAGACCAAGATAACAAGTTCGGAGCCAAGGTCAGGGAGGCACTGGGAGACCAGTTGGAAGCCTTGAGAGAGCTAAGTGAGTGGAAGTTGGAAATGATTGCAGCGGACGAAGCTAAGAATAGGGGGTAGGTTATAGTAACACACTTGCGCAACCTTAGAATGTATGGTACTATTAATGGTGTCTTGGTAGTAACCAAGCGGACTACACTATGGAAGTTAGCACCAGCGGAGGTCAAACCCTGTGAAAATTGAATCCAAAGGCGTCAGACAGGCGCTAGTAGATTTTCACCTTGACCCCGGCAACATTGTCCTGACTGAATCTCAGGAAGATGGTGTAAGCCGGGTGATTGAAGGCGTGGCTTCTCGCGGCAACGTTACCAACCTTAACGGACGGTACTACCCGACCCCGGTTCTGGAGTCGGCCTGTGAGAAGTTGCAGGAGTCAGTAGCCAACGGTTCGTTCCTAGGTGAGCTTGACCACCCGGAGTTTAACGCTAGAGGTTCACTCGAAAGAGCTGCCCTCAAGTTCACTAGACTCTGGATGGAGGGGGACGACCTTCGGTACGAAGCTCAGGTTCTCCGTACCGAGCATGGTAATAAGCTACTGGCACTGCTACAGGACGATGTTCGGGTGGGTATGTCTACTCGCGGCGTAGGTTCAGTCAAATGGGAAAAGATTAACCCCGCTGACGACGCAGGCGAAGTAGCCGTAGTTCAGTCCGATTTTGTGCTGTACGGCGTGGACGCTGTTAACGTCCCGTCTAATTCTGCCGGTATCGCCAAGTTGCGAGAATCACTGGAAGAATCTATGGGCATCGAGCCCGAACGAAAGGAACTGGACATGAATGACGTGACTGAACTTCGGGCAGAGTACCCGGAACTTGTCGCGCAGGTTGAAGCAGCCGCTGTTGAGCCGCTTCAGGCTCAGGTTACTGCCTTCGAGGAGAAGGTTGAGGAACTTGAGTCACAGCTTGCCGAGGCACAGGAAGTAGTTGCCAAGTACGAGGAGCTGCGGCGCAGCGTTCTCGGTGAGTCGGTGGAAAACGTGGAAGCAAGCGATAACGACGACGCAGTTGCCATTGCGGTATCGGCGCTTCAGGAAACCGTTGAATCACTCCGGGCCGAGCTTGAAGAGTCTAAGGCTGAAGCAGAGCGCACTGCCGCTCGCGCCAAACTGAACGCCGAGCTTTCTGAGAAGTTCGAGGAAACCGTAACCGGCCACAAGTTTGAGAACACTCTTCGCCGCACCATTGCAGACCTCAGCCAGTTTGAGTCGGTCGAAGCCCTTACCACCAAGCTGGAGGACACCATTGAACTGGCAGAGTCAATCGCCGGTGACGTGACCGAGACTCGTCCTAAAGGTAAGGGTAAGGTAGAAAGCTCCGACCCCGGCAAGGACGTTAAGACTGAGTTCGACTCCCCAATTGACCAACTGCTCGAACAAAACTCTGATTACATTCGCGGCCTGTCCCGTGAGAACATTCAGGGCTAAGGAGGCCCGAGTTTATGACTGACAACGCTCTACTGCTTCGAGAGGCCGCTCTGCGCCGCTCCACCTACTGGGAAGATAAAGGTCTGCTCGAAGGTGTGAACGACGAGTACGAACGTGGCAACCTTGTGATGATGCTGGAGAATCAGAAGGCGTGGCTTAACGAAGCTGCTACCACTACTTCTGATATCGTCCCCTTCGCCAAGTTTGCCTTCCCGCTGGTTCGCAGGGTTTACCCGGAACTGCTGGCTAACCGACTGGTTTCGGTTCAGCCTATTCCCATGCCCACCGCCATGGTGTTCTACCTCGACTTCCGCTACCGCAGCCAGCTCGACCCGGTTAACCGTGGCGACCGCATGGACTATCAGGGCTATGACGATAACGGTACTCCGGTTGCTCCGGGTGCCAACATCCGTAAAGCGCTGAACTACACTCGCGGATGGGTTCGCGGTGCGGTAATTGGTGAAGGCGACGGCACTGAGACTGAGTTCCAGCTTCCGAGCCCGTACAACACCCCGTACCTTGAGACAACCTTCACTTCCATCAAGGACAACGGCAATCTCGCTATTTACGTTAACTCCAGCGCCCTCTCTCCGTCAGATTACGACGTTGACTTCCAGACCGGCGCTATCACCTTCGCTACTGCCCCTGCCAACAACGCGGTAATCACTGCTGACTATGACCTCAAGTTCGAGGGCGACGACAGCCGTATTCCCGAAATCGGTATGGACATGCACTCCATTCAGGTTGAAGCGGAGGCACGTAAGATTAAGTACCGCTGGACTATGGAAGCCCAGCAGGACTTCCGCGCCTACCACGGCCTGTCGGTTGAGGCAGAGCTGATGAATCAGGCTGCTGGCGAAATCATGCGGGAAATTGACCGCCAGATTATCGACAACATCCTCAACGCTACGACCGAGAACGTCAACTGGACTGCTGCGCATCCCGACCCCGCAACCGACCCCGGCTACCCGAGCCGTCGGGACTGGGATGAAACTCTGGTACACGCCATTCTCGAAGCTGAGAACCGCATCTACAAGAAGCGGCTCCAGAAGCCGAACTGGCTGGTTACTAGCCCGGATGTTGCTGTCCGTCTGGAGAAGCTGAACGGCTTCACCTACAGCGGTACTTCCGGCGACCGTAACGGCACGGTTCAGAAGGCGTCGAACCTGTACGGTACCCTGAACGGTCGCTTCAACGTGTATGTTGACCCACTGTTCGACTCGGACAAGATTCTGCTGGGCTACAAGGGTACTTCACCCTTCGACGCTGGCTACGTGTTCGCGCCGTATGTCCCGCTTGGCGCGACCGGTATCGTCACCGACCCCAACGACTTCACTCCGCGCCGCGCTCTCATGCGCCGTGACGCACACGTGCTGCTGAGCGACGACATGTTCGCCACCGTAACGGTACAGTAACCCACTGATATAGTAAGGGGCCGGTAATACCGGCCCCTACCACAACATAAGAAAAGGAAGAAAAATGTCAAAACTTGGAAAGCTCGTTGTATTTCGCAACACCACCCGAATCAATCAGACCGTTCAACGGGACGGGCATTGGGTTACAGTAGTTCCCGGCGGCACTATTGAAGGCTATGAGTACGGCCCGTTTTCTTATATTCACGGGTTCAAGGTAGTTAAAGGTGCTCCTACACAGGGTGAGCACGTTGCTAAGCTCGCTAACGACAACGCAGCTCCTGACGTGCCCCGTCCCGACGGCACTGAGTACCCCGTCCACCTCGGAGGCGGTAAGTGGGAGCTTAGTGACGGCACTGTTACCGCAGCTCACCTCAAGCGTGTCGAAGCTGAGGAGCTTCAGGCACAGGTAGACGCGGCTCAGAAGGTTAGGGCAGAGTCAGAGGAGTCCTCGGACTCAGCGGAAAAGGCCGACTGGTAAGCGCAAGCTAAACCGTCAGAAGGGGTCTACATGGATATCGTACAACTACGTGCTAAACTGGCGCGTAGGTTTCGCCGGACTTGTGAAGGAGCTAACGCAGACCCCTCTGACGGTGCTCTGGAAGACGCGCTGGAAACGGCGCGTCGGGAGCTTAGCAAGAAGTTCCCTAAGACCATGATGTTCGAGTTCCGCGCCGGTTCCGACGGTGTGGTAGACATCACTGTTGATGATAACGGAACTGAAGTACCCGCTCAAGTGCTCTCCGTCACGGGAGTTTATATCCGCGACCGTGGGTGGGCCGGACTACCTTATCAGTCCGGCCCTTCGGAGATATTCGGCAACCCCAGCCTTGGATTCATGGACTCTAAGCTTAGGGACTCGTTCAACCGCCCGGTAGACTTCATCCGTCAAGGGAATAGGTTGAAGCTGATAGGACGGTTAACGGACTACCCTGAGCTGAGCGAAGTTAACTTGTGGCACATCACGGATGTTAACTTACCTGCCACATACCGTGGAATTATTTTATATCACACCATGATGGAATGGGATGACATCCCCGAGTGGATGGAGGAACTAATCATCACCCGTGCGCTGATTTCAATAATGGACGATGCTGTTATCAGCAAGGATGGGGTTATCCGACTCCCCAGCCCGATGGGTTACTTTGAGTTCGACGGCGGACATAACTTCCGCCTTATGCGCGAGAACCTTAAATCGCAGTGGGAGTCAGACACCACCCCCGGAACCTTCGCCATGTTCCACGGTTAAGGGGGCGGTTGATGTACACCAGTATTTACAGGAAATACCACCAACGTATCGTAGACCTGTTGTGTGAAACTCAGATGACGGATACCGTTACGTTCCTGCGACTGAACGACACCGCATCCGAGTCTTACCACGACCTTTACAAGGAGCGCAAGATTGGCGATAAGGACTACCACCGCTGGGTTCGTAAAGTTGTGGTGGACGAGAATCCTAAAGCCAACACCTTCTCCCGGCAAGGTCAGTTAATAGATTATCAGTTGAAGTTGGTTTTGTACGAGCTAGGCGACGATATCAATGACGGCGAGCCTGACCCTGCTTACAGTGCGGACAACTACTACCCTAAGTACAAGGATTGGGCTATTTACCGTCGTCAGGTGTACGAAATAACTTCATTGGAGCGGATACTGCCCCACACCGCCAAAGACTGTAAAGGTGGCGAACAGCAGACTGAGATGGGCATAATTATCGGGTGCAAACGCAGGGGCGGGGAAGATAACCACCTGCTGAGGTTCGTGTAATGGCTGCAAGGTACGACTTTTCTATCACTGCCAAGTCGGTAGGTAATTGGCGCAGCGGCAGTCGCAGGATACGTCATATCTCTAGGTCCATGCCCGGAGCACGGTCGATAATTCGTCAAGTTGCGGAAAGAAGTCGTGACCGTATAAAGGACAACATACTCAGGCAGCGTTACCGCTCGTGGGCACCGCTGTCCCCTGCTACACTTAAGCGTAAATCAGCTGAGGGCACCGACATGCGGAAGCTAATCGAGCACACCAGCTACGTGAACGCTATCAAAGTTGTACCTATGGGGCCAAACCAGTGGGGGGTCGGGGTACTCCGTACAGACGTAGACCCCAATAACCCCGAACGTAATCTGGCTCAAATTGGACTGTTCCACGAGTACGGTACCAAGAATATGCCAGCCCGACCCCACTGGCGCGTAGAGTACCAGAACTTTCAGCGAGAACTTAATTCAGCCATGACCGCTTATATGCGCGGCAGAACGCAAGGCAAACCGTGATATACTCCCTAGACAGGTTCAACCACATCTTGCGGGATAGTTTGCTTGGCATCTCAGTCACCAACCGTAATCACAGACTGGAGTTGACATCTGAGCACATCTTCTACGGTGTACCTGAAGCTGAGGTAATAGAGTCACGCACCTACCCGGCTATCAGCTTTCACATGATTAACGACTCCCCGCTGGAGGCTAACCGCCTGCAAGGTGACGAGTACGAGGTATTGGTGAATGAGGGTACTGATGTAAACAGCCTACCGTGGGCTGAGCACTGGCAGGGAGTAATACCCGAACCGCCTTTCTACGCTAAGTGGCCGTACCCGGAGCCGGTGCGCTTAATGTATCAATTCGATATGTACGCTCAATCCCAGCAGGGGTTAATACAGTTGTACACTGGGTTTATACAAAGATTCCCGCGCAGGAGAGGTTTCTTGCTGGACGATGATAACCACGAGATTCAGTTCCTGTCCAACCAGTTCCTAGACTTCACCCGCGACGTGGATATGTTGGGGGAAACAAAGGAACGAACGTTCAGGCGGACGCTTACTTACACCTTCGACGTATGGTTGCAGCTGGCGGATATCCCTGACCGACTTGTGAAGCGCATTGAAACCGTTCAGCTGGAATACTTCAGTAAGTTTGACGGTGACGTGCCCGATATAACAGACTTGGTTACTGAGGACGGTGTTACTACTGTAGAATGATTATCACCTATACACTTAATAAGTATGGCATTTGTTAGTGGAGTATGGTAAACTGGTTAGTGTGCGGCCTGACTCCGCTAACTGTAGTCATTGATTAAATCCCCGTTCAGGAGGAACGATGAGTAAAGGAAAGAATAACAAGAAAGCGGAGGCCAAGGAAAAACCCGCCGAAACCGCTGTAAAAGAGGTTCTGATGGAACCTGTGGTAGACCCGATTGTCGAAGCTCCTACCCCCGCTAAGAAGGATGTCGTGGGTATCCGTAACCTTACCAGACGGGTACTGGTAGTCCCAAGCGCCAGTGGCGCAGGCATCCATATTGGCCCTAAAGAACAAGTTCAGGTCCCTAAATCTGAAATCGGAGCTGATGCCTACTTGTTTGAGGCTCAGGGCCGTGTGCGGATTATCCTTTAAGGAGAAGTAATGGCAGATTATCTTTCCCCCGGAGTTTACACTAAAGTTCAGGACGAGTCGCTTTATGTAGCTGCGCAGTCTACCACCGTTACAGGTATGGTTGGCGTAGCTTCACGCGGCCCCCTGAACGAAGCTGTGTTCGTTACCAGTTGGCCCCAGTTCGTAGAGCGTTTCGGCTCTTTCCGTAGCGACAGTTGGTTGGCTTACGCGGCCAAGCAGTTCTTCGACCACGGCGGTGAACAGCTCTACGTCAGCCGTGTCGCTCCGTCAGACGCAGCGTCAGCAACCGCCACTGTCGAGTGGGATTCTACACCCGTACTAGAGTTTACTATGGAGCCCGGTGCCTACAGCAACGGCTGGACAGTAGAAACTGTCCAAGGTGACGACGATGAGTTCAGCGTGGTTCTTAAGGATGCCGAAGGTACGGTACTGGAGTCCTTTGACTTCCTTGTAGCAGGCACCGCTAATATCAGTAGCCCCGACCACGTTGAGAACCGTATCAACGGGCGCTCGTGGTACGGACTGTCAGTAGAAGAACTTGCAGACGAAACCCCCGAAACCGCTTCACCCGTGGCGTTCAGCGGCGGAGCGGACGGTACTGTGTCCAGCCTTAGCGACTCTGACTTCCTCGGTGACGCATCTGACCGAAGTGGTCTCCACGCCTTTGATAACGTTCAGCCACTGAACCTTGTCGCAATCCCCGGAGTAGCTACGCAGGCCGTCATTACCGGCGTCGTAGCTTACTGCGCCGCACGTGGAGATACCCACGGCATCGTGGGCACTCCGCAGAACATTACTACTCCGTCTCTGGCCGAAACCTTCCGGATGGATGGTAATTGGAACGACCGTCACGCTTCACTGTACTGGCCGTGGGTTAAAATTCACGACCCGCTTACTAACCGTACCATCGACGCTCCGGTTGAAGGTCTGGTGCTCGGGGTTTACGCCTTCAACGACCGTAACGGCAACCCGTGGGATGCTCCCGCAGGACTGAATCGTGGCGTACTGCGCAACGTGCTTGGCGTTACTTACCCCACCTCCACAGCCGAGCGTGACCTTCTTTACCCGAAGGCTATCAACGTAATCGCACAATTTCCGGGCGAGGGAACCGTGGTGTGGGGTCAGCGTACCCTTACATCCAAGCCCAGCGCCTTCGACCGCGTTAACGTCCAGCGTCTGGTGAACTACATGCGAGCCGGTCTGGCTGAAACCAGCCGCTGGCTGCTGTTCGAGCCCAACGACGAGCGCACATGGGCAGCATTCCACCGTTTCGCTGGCCCTGTGCTGGCAAACATCCAGTCCCGTCGCGGTTTCTATGACTCTGACGGACTGCCCGGCTACCGCATCATCTGTGACGCTACCACTAACACCCCGTTCTATCAGGAGCGTAACACGATGGTTGCTAAGATTTTCTTCCGACCACAGAAGACTGCCGAGTTCATCGAGCTGGTTTTCACGGCCACTAATCAGGGAGTAGACCTTAACCTCGCTTAAGCGAGGTTAAGTCCTTCCCTTAAAGGAGTATTGAATGGCTATTCGTGTAGTTACATCGGAGCTTCCCAAAAACCTCGTACAGCAGTGGAACTTTGTGCTTGAGGTTGATGGGTTTGATGTCGCTTACTTCACCAAGGCCGACCGACCGAAGGCGGAGTTTGATGAAGTAGAGTTCAACCCGGCGGGTAGTCACCGTCCGGAAAAGGCTGCCGGTCGCCTCAGCTTCGAGGACTTGAACTTCGAGCGCGGTGTACCCGTTGAAGGTGCTGATACAGAAGTTCTGGCGTGGATGTCCGAGGCAATCGACTTCGTTCGTGGTGAAGGTCTCCGCACTGAAGACTACATGCGCGATGTCGGCCTGGTCGAGTACGACCGTGCGGGTAATGTTGTTCAGCGCTGGACTCTTCACGGCGCGTGGATTAAGAGTTTTGACGGCGGGGAGCTGGACGGTTCCTCATCCGATAACGTAATCGAAACCCTTACCATTTGCTACCAGTTCTTCACCCGCAGTTAACTTAAATAACACGTAGATAGGATAAATATATGAATTTTTCACACGTAACTGAAGAAGTAACCCTGCCCACTGGAATCAAGGCCGTTGTTCGGGAGCTAATCGGCTCGGACGAGGACATACTGTCCAACCAGCGCTATCACAAGCAGAACAGAACGATGGAGTACCTGCTTAAGGCTATCGTACAGTCCGTAGGTGATGAAGAGCCCACGCTTGAGTCACTGCGGGATATGTACACTGCTGACCGCACGGCACTCATAATCGCAGCACGTAAGCTGACCTACGGCACGAGTGTAACAGGTGCTCACGACTGTGCCAATGACTCGTGCGGCGAGAAGTTCGAGGTTAGTTTGGACATCGATGACCTTGAATATAAAGATGCCCCGGATGAGCTGGAGTCAGTCGTTACACTGCCTTCAGGTATGACAGTTACTTACCGTCCCCTTAAAGGTAAGGATGAAGCTAGGTTCATCACCGCACGTAAAGAAGGGGACGTACTTACCACCATGATTCTTACCAGACTGGTGAAAGTGGAAACTAAGGATGGTAAGGAACTTAGTAGTGCGCAGTGGCGTACTTGGCTCCGTGAGGGCAGTATTCGAGACCGTAACTTCCTGCGGGAGAAGTTCAAGGATAAAGAGTTCGGATACATTACCACAGTTACCGCCGAATGCCCGGTGTGCGGAGAGGACAACGAAGTGGATGTGGTAGGTCTCATGGGTTTTTTCTTCCCCTCGATGTAACAACTCTGGACGAAGCAGCGTTTCTGCTGTCATACGGGGGGCTTAGTTTCAGTTATGAGGACATTCGCAACTGGAGCATCCCCCGTAGGCAGCAGTTCGTAGAACGTCTGCTGAAGCAGAAGCAGATGGAAGAGGAAGAGATGGAGAAGGCCAAAGCTAAGTCTAAGGGCAGGAGCAGATAAGTGCTAGGCGTTGTAGGCACTCCCGGAGGGTACGGCGGTGCCGTACTTGGGCTTGG